GTTAGACGGTTTAGCTCGGTTTCAACCTGATGCAGTTCGTCTTCCATGTCGGCTGAAGCGGCTGAGAAGCTTTTAGCCGCCTTGATGTAGGCGAACATCTCCTTGGTGTTTTTGAACAACGCGGCCAACGTCATTTCGACCTGACTACCAAACTCCCCAAACTCACCTTCCGCCGCCTGCACTGCCAGCGTCGTCTCATTCATAGCGCGGCGGACTTCCCAGAGACGTGCTTCGTGTACGTTAAACGCCTTGTTGGTTATAACCACGGCGCTAGCGAGTTCGTCCTGTAATTCCTTGAGCCGGTTGTCGCCCTCGGCTGCGAGCGCTTTGGCCTCGCGAAGCTCCTTTGTTCGTTCTCGGGCTCTCTCAATAGCAGCCGCATACGCCGTGATTGTGGGCATGAACTCTTTGGTTCGAACGTCTAGATCCTCTAGTTCGTCCGCTAAATCCCCAACCAACCCGACGTGCGTCTCCAGCGGGCGGTTGTGCGCCGCCATAACCGCGAGCGCCCCTTCCCATGTCGTGTTCCACTTGGTCGCGTTCGTTCGAGCCTCAACCAGGAACTCTTTCAGTTCCGACATTGACTTCCCGGTGGTATCCATGGCGTGTTCTACGTCTGTCGATGTGACCGCAAACGCGCCGAAGATGTTGATGCTGCCATCGATCTGCGTAATAAGGTCTTCCATCTTGTCGCCGGTTTCGTCAATTTCGTTGGCGAGCTTTTTGGCAGGCTCTACGGTTTCTTCTACAGCTTTCGGGAACTTGCTAAAGACATCGACGACCTTTTCAGTCGGCAGGAAGAGGTCAGCCATGGCGGTGGTCAGCCCTTCCGCAATCCCCCCGATAACCGGCAAGAAGGATTTCATAGCTTCGCCTGCCACCGCGTCGAACGTGTTGCCCAGGATGTCTAGCTTCGCTTGGGTGGTACCAAAGGCCCGTTGCGCCTCGGCTTGGAGCGCGGTGCCTTCCTCGAAAGCTTCATTCCCCGTCATTATCGCGCTCGTAAACATGCCGGTTGCCGATGATGCGCTCAGCAGGGCTTGCTGCAAGCGCACCGAGTTCATACCCAAACCCTCAAGCGTTTTGAAGACGTTTTCGCCTCGGTCCTGGGCGTTCTTCAGGCCCACGACGAAGCCCTTGATCGCTTCGACCGGCGTGGTCCTTGTGACGTGCTGGAATTCCTCAGCCGTCATACCCGCTAGTCGCGCCATTTCTTCAAGCTGCGTACCGCCCTCTGACGCGGCTTTAGAAATCTCAATCATCACGCGGCTGAAGGCCGTGCCACCACTTTCGGCGTTAATGCCCACACTGCTCAGGGCCGTAGCGAGTCCCAGCACATCGCCTTCGGACAACCCGATGATTCGTCCGGCAGCGGCCATGCGCTGACCCATGTTGAGGATCGTGCCCTCTGTGGTGGCGAAGTTGTTGCCGAGATCAACCACCGCCGACCCAAGCTTGGCAATGTCCTTCTGGTTGGTTCCCATGACGTTGCCGAACTTTGTCAGACCGACAATCGCCTCTTCCGGGGTAAGGTCGTCAACAGCTACACCAAGCTGCGCCGCGGTCTCCACGTACAACTTGAGGTTCTGGGTTTGCACGCCTAACTGACCACTAACCTGGGCTAGCTTGGCTAGTTCCTCGCGGGCAACAGGGATCGTTGTAGCCATGCGCGTTAGGGAATGACCCAGCGCCGCAATCTCCACGTCGGTGCCGCTAACTGTTTTGGCAACCCCGGTGAGGGCGGTTTCCCACTTCAGAGCCTGGCTTATGCCGTGTTTCATTGCCAGACCAACGGCAATGACCGCCGACGCAGCCCCGGCCATCTTGAGGGCGGCTCCCGCGCCGCCCTGCATCATGCCCGCAAAGCCACCCGATAGCCCCTTCATGCCCTTCTGGGTACCTTTGCCAGCTTTGGTTGTCTGGTTTAATTGCCGCTCGACACGTTTAAGCGCCGCCGTGGCCTGCGTCACATCGGCGCGCATCACGACTTCGAGTTCGGCGGCGGTTGCCATCAGTCTTCAGGAAACTCCTCGTTGAACTGCGTTTTCAATTCGCCCAGCAGTTGAGCTTCGTCTTTGGTCAACTGCCTCGCCCCGTCTTTGGAATTGAGCTTGTTCTTCGCGGATTCGGCCATTTTCACCTGCCACATCGCGTAAATCAGCGCGGGATTCTGCCTCTGTGCCACATCGGGCGGGCACTGAAACGCTTGGCAAATATTCCATAGCTCTAGCTCCCACGGGATTTGCCCGTTGTCAAAGAGCCAGGAGGCGATCCGCGCACGACGTTTCCCTCAACGACCGCAGTCTCACCGGTTAGCTTGCGTTGTAGGAAAAAGATCTCAGAGGCTTCTAGCCCCGTGAGGACTTCGGGGTTTCGGTACGGCTGGGGAAGTGGCTCTCCGCCCAGGTCAGTCCAATTCCACCAAACGATACGTCGAGCTAGGGTTGTGATGATCTGCTCGAACCCTTCCGCCTGTCGCGCTAGCCGACGTTGCATGGCATCGCGTATGACAGCCTGTGATGCGGCGTCGTCACCTTCGCCCAGCACCCCATCGGCCTCGTCATCATCGGGGCCGGTCATGCGGGTTAAACCGAACAGAGCGCCCATGGTGCTTACCGGCATCACCAAAATCCTCTCGCCCTTGTGCGGGGTGTACCGCTGGCCTTCAACCACGGCGTCCCCGTTGTCGTTGAGTTCGCGTCCGACCCATAGTTCATAGTCCGAACACTCGACTTCAATGGGCGGGACTTTGAACCGCGCCAATTGCTGCTTCGTCGGTTTCTTTGCTACTCCGTTAGACCCAGCCATTAACAACCTCTCTCGGTGCGTTCTAGATGCTCTAGGTAGCCCATACAGCGACTTTCGTCCTGTCAGCGTGGTTTAGGGCACCCGGAGCGATGAGCCCCGAGGTGCCCTAAACCCCTACGTTATGCGCGTGTTGGTGCCGCTGCGTCAGCCGCTGCCGATCCACCGTTATGGCGAAGCGACATGGAGTACGTGATAGCGCTGTTCACGCTCGCCGTCACTGAGTAGCTGGTGATATTGGCGTAGCCGTTATACCCGGTCGAACCATCTGGCTCGAAGTCATAGGTCTGTGCAGCGCCGCCAAGGTCGCCAAATATCGTTACGTCACCTTGAGAACTGGCAGGGTCCCAGGAGCCGTCCACGGACAGTGTGACCGTGGGCTTGCCCGCCAAAAAGTTTTGGTACGCGTCCGAAAACGCCGTGATCTCTGCCTCAGGAACGTCGAAGGTGATGGTGGCCGCATTTAACTCGTCCTCAATTGCGACACCTGCGTAGGCAAAATCCACGCTTTTACCATGTGTTCGTGCCATGTCCGCTAACCCCTAACTGAGAGCGCGAGTTGTCGCGCCTGAATGCTGAATGGTTGATGAGTACGTTGCCGTATCACCAACGGGAAAACTACACGTAATCGACGTGACCAGAGCGCCCGTCAAACCACTAGCGGCCACCTGATATTCCGGCAGATCGGGGTCCGGCCCTCTACCTGTGGGGTCGATGACCAGGGCTTTCGGCCCGCTCTGTTGGGCATCCCACAAAGTTTCTGGCGCGTCCGTACCGTCCGTCGAGGTGTCGTACGTGCCGTCGATGGTGGTACTGACATCCGCCTTGCCCGCCAAGAAGTTTTGATACACATCGGTAAACGACGTAACCTCCGCTTCACTGTTGGTGAACGTGGTGGTAAACGAGTTCACGCTATCCTCAATCGCCACCGAATTCAGCGAAATGTTTGCATCTCGCCCACTTTTCCTCGCCATAAATGAGCCTCCTCAGCCCGCTTCAACGATGCCGAACGCCACGATGTAGGTAAACGCCGGGGATGAACCGCCAGCCGCGATCGTTACTCTGTACCAGTCGTCAGTGACAGGCCCGGCGACCGTGAGCCGCTGCACCGTTGCGCCGGTTGCCCTGGTGAACGTAATGCGGTCAGTGGGGCTTGACATAGATTCAGCGCTATCAGATTGGATCTTTATGTCGAGCGTTGGAGAAGACCCGCCTGCTGAAAACACCTGGAGGAAACCGACGCCTATTTGTGACGAGCTAATCGCCCCGTCTTGGTACTCATTGGAGTTATCGTTTGTTGTCGTGCCGCTGGTCTGTTGCCAGTACGACCGCGCATAGACCAGCGCCGATTCCGTCTGATAACTCACGTCAGCGCTAATGAAGTCTCCGGTGTTCGCCGTGAACGGGTGCGAGGTGCCGGTGCATTCAGCCGCCCAGCCGCGCTTGCCAGCCGCCGCGCCTTCGGGCCAGACCGAGACGTTCACTCCATCGGTGCCCAAATCCGAAAACAGAAAGGAGTCCCATGCAGGAGAAGCCGCCGACCATAGACCGGTTATGTCGATGGTCCCGCCCATCTTGCCGAACACGTACGTCATGTCTGTATCAGCAAACGCGGTCACGTCCGCAACCTCGCGGTTGCTCGTCACCGTGGCGTTCAGCGCAACACCACTAAAGTCGTACTGGTCAATGTAAAGCTGGGTGTCTTTACCGTGGATACGTGTGGCCATTACCGTCTACCCTTCTTCTTTTTCGGATACCTTTTACCCTTTGGCATCGGACTTCTCCTTTTTTGCCGGTCGTTTGCGATACGGCTTGATGGCCCGGACACGTAACAGGGCATCAATATCGACATATTCCGTCCCGTCGAATTCGACGACCTCACCGCAGGCAAAGCGCGACGAGGACGGCTTCGATCCCGGCCCATTCAGCACCTTGAGTCCGGCCTTGTTTAGCACCTCATATAACTTGCTCATATTGCGCGGTCCTCCCATAGCGACCAGATGGCCCCGACGTGACATACGACGCCGCCGCCGGGAAGGTCTTCAGCAAATGACACGTCGACGCCCCGCGTACAGGAGACGTGGGTAAATCCCGTTACCGTTAACGTGGCCGATTCCAGGGCGTCGTCGATCAGATCTTCGATGTCGCCTGCGGATTTGTATGAAGGGCCGTCAGCGACGACCTTGACGAGAACGTCGGCGTCCCAATGCCGCTGGGTGAAACTTCCCCGCGTGCCGCGTGCATCCTGTACGCCGAACACAATGGCGGGAAGCGGCACGTCGGACGTGAAGGACGCTGCCTCGCGCTTCGGGTAGTTATCGAGCGTCGCAGTATCTTGCAGCACGTCGTACACACCCTTGAGCAAGTCGTTGTGTAGGGATGCCATCAGTTCGCCTTCACGAACTTGACAATAGCTTCGCCCATCGCCTTTTCTGCGTGGGGTTTTACGTCTTTGAGTGCCGGTGCCGCGAAGGGTCTCGCTCGC